TTTATCAGCAGGCTTTATCTGCTTACGTACCCAATCCTTTGTAATAGCCTTACCAGGGCAAGACTTTGAAGAGTTGTATTCTCGATGAAATACAATATCTGTGTCTTTTAGTGCGCGCCACTGCAAAAGACCCTGTATAACATCCACAGCATACGTATAGATAGGATCTTCCCATACACGAGCATCATAGTTTCCTACTACTTCTACTCCGATACTAAACGCATTTGCAGCATTTGCATGCGTACCACGCAATTGTACATTATTCATTTGCCAAATGCCATCAGGAGCAACATAGATATGAGGAAACGTTACCCATCCTAACCTTCGATAGTATGCAAGCATTGCCTGCATACTTGCCAATCCTCTCCACTGTGCAACTGTAGGCACTACCGTATGATGAATACAGATCTTTGTACACCAAGTAGGAGCTTGTGTATTTGCTAAATATGTGTAAAAAGCTTCTGGGGTACGAAAGTGCTGTATGTCTGGATTCTTTATCCTACGTATACTGTTGATTGTCATGTTACTCCTCCGCGCTCATATCTTCAGCTTGTGTCTGCCCTTGTACATTAGACTGTATATTAGATTGTACATTAGGCTCTGTGTTAGGCTGTATAGTAGGCTCTGTATTAGTAGGCTCATTACTAGGAGGTGTCTGAGCTGGTATGCCGTCAAACACTCCTGGATTATCTTGTATATATTCAGACTCAATCTCACGCTGCGAAGCAACACTTTCAAAGTCAGTACCGTAAAGTTGAGCAACATCGTCACGGCTAATGTTACCAGACATCATAGCAGCAACTGCAAACTGTACAAGTGCTGTGTAATCCATAGTCTGAATAGGAGTAAGATATGGCTCAGGGATAGTAGTAAACCCGTTAAGCTCCGCAAGCTCCATGTAGAGATCTTCAAGCCAAAAAATAAGCAGCTCTCGTAAATCTTCGAGCGTAGACCTTGGCCCTAGTGAAGCAATCTTACTGTCTGAAGAGTTAGATCGCAGCGTTTCGCCTACTGTAAGTATGCGCGGGAAACCTAAACCAAGAAACACATCAGCATTAGGTTCATCATACTTCACAGGAGAAAGCAATGCCTCAAGAGGAGGAAGTATCCACTGAATATCATATGTATGTGGAGTAATAAGATTATACACTCGCTCGCTTGAGCTATTTCCTTGCTCAATTGCTGCGCGGGCTGACGAAATATCATCATCATCAGCAGGAAAATCCTTATCACCAACCTTTACATGACGTATTGCTTCAATAGCACGATTAGCAATACTCCTATCCATCTGCTTAATAGCTTCTTTATGCTGAAGAGCTTTTACTGCTTTCGTAAGAAAAGGAGAAGGATAATCATGGTAACTTGTTATTTTACGAAGAATAGGACGAACAGACTCAAGCAGAATTGTTGTCTTGCCTGACTCAATGGCTCGTACATACTCAGGAAAGTTCTCTACTACGTAGCGATACGTAGCTGGATCATAGTTACCATCATCATAGTATCCTTTATTACGTATAAATGCTATATCTTGACTTGGTATTTTAAGGTACACCGCACGATCCATGCCAACTGGCTTACGTTCAAGTACAATGTTTTCTGGATTACGAACCCATCCCTTTGCAGGAACATAGTAGCGCTTCCTTCCTAACTGCTCACTAATACTATCTCCACGTACACGCTCAATCGTGTAGTCAGGTACTGCCATACCATGAATGAAGTATTCGAGCGTCATAGCCTTAAGTAGAGGCTTCAGGCGCTTTGCTACTGCGTTATAGTACGCAAGAATAGTAGGATCTACTGCGTCTGCATTACGCTTACCTTTCCTACGATGACGTACCGTTGTTACGCTCATATCGGTCATGCGCTCAATGACCGTACCAGCAATCGGATCAAATGTGTAAAACCAACGGCATATCTTAATAAGCTCATGGTAATCAAATAACTTTGCTGAAGGATTGTAGTATCCAGAAACAAGCTGCTTGTTTACTGGAGGAGTATACAAAGGCTGATTACCTAAATGGCTTATAAAGAATGATGCTTTTGCTAATCGTTTATCTGTCATATTCATTTGTCATAGTTATCTGTCATAATTGTTAGATGTTAAAAATGTATACGTACCAGAAGCTGATCCTAGCTTTCTTTTAACTTCACTATTGTGAATACCACTGTCAAGAGCATGCGCGAAACAAACATATGACGCAAAGATATGGTCATTAGGATCAGCACCAGACGCACGTTCAGACATAATGTAGTACCTATCATTACCTGCTAGAGTGCGTTGTTTTGTTATGCGTTCTAGCTGTCCTAGTGCTTCGTGATCCATGTCACTAAAGCGAAGAATGCCTGCCTGTATTACAGAGATAAGCACCTCAGAGGCATGGTTTTTTACGATAGTGCTTACTTCTTCTCCACTTTCGTTGTATCCTATAACTACTCGATCATTAAACCCCACGCCCACTATTTTTGACTTGTAATTCTTAGACTCATAGTCTTTACTATTGATCAGTGAATGAATAATACCAGACCCACCTCCACCTGCACCAGTATCAATAGCTAGTGTTGTAGCCCCATAATGCTGTGCAAGCCAGTCAATAATCATCGCTTGTTCTGTAAAATCAATACGTGTAAGCGTATAGCGAACATACGTTCTCCATGTACTTGTACTGTCATACCCAAGCACGTTGATTACTGTAGGCTCTACAAAGCCCGTATCGATTGACAGCGTAACTGCCTTTATCTTTGGTAAGACTTGTAGCTGAAGAAAGTCACGAAATGTTTTATCTTTATTTTTTTGTGAAGAAGTGTAACGATAGCTGTAAAAAGGGTACGATTCTATTTGAAACTCATCACGTGAAAGCACTTGAAACGCTGCTGATCCAGGTCTGCCTAGTACAAGCTGAATATAGCGATCATCGTTTTCTCCTCCCCAATCTCGCAAGTTTTGCAAGTCTTGCTCACGAGTATAAAAAGGATTGTTATGAGAAGGAATACGATATTTCTTAAACTTAGGGTCTTTTTGATCTACAAGGTAAAGCACTGAGTTACGCAACCCATTATGTACGCCAGTAACCATAAGCATGGTTTTTGGCTCCCAGTAGTTAAGAATAGGTAGAAGCTGTGTATAGGCTTTTGGAGGGTATAGTTGTGCTTCGTCTATCTTTACTTGCGGCACGTGCAAACCTACTACGTTATTCTCGCCTCTACTACCAGCAATACGAAAGTAAAAGGTAAATGGTTTAGAGAATACTGGAAAGCGCATAGTGCCTTCTTGTCGATTTACATTGTTACGTAGAAATGTTTTTAGCAGAGGGCTTCCTGTAAAACGCTGAATAATTTTTGAGAGCAAAGGCTGCATCTGTGACTGGTTTGCGGTAGTTAGCACTTGTTCAGGAGTAACTGGATACTCTTTGTCATAGTTTACAACATCGTAGATAATCTTATCTTCAAGAATAACGGTATTATGTACAATAACATTGCTAGAGATGTAGTTATTAAACTCATAGACATAAATAGCATAAGTAGGATGTGTGCGCGGGGATATACGAACATCCGACACCTCTTCAAATCTATACCAATTAGTAACTACTTCTCTACGTGTAGGGATTTGTGATACATCCGCGCTTACACCAGGAAGCTCAAACGTGTTCCAAAAGTCATACACATCTTGATAGTCAAGCAGCTGTAGACGAGCTTTATTTGCGTCTACTTCATCAGAATCTTTGTTAATATCACTAATCGTAGATTCAATATGAAATCGAAGAAGCAACTCCTGTAGCTGACTTGCAAAGGCTGTGCCAGGCACATCAATGTAAATCTCTCTTGCACTTATTGTACCAAATTGTGAAAAAAGTGCTTCAAGGAAAATCTTGATGTTGTCATTTTGCTCTAACATAAGCACATATGGAATAGTACGAACTTTTGTACCCCATGACCAGTAAGACTTCAATCCTAGCTCTTCGGAAAGTGATACAAGCGGAGACGCATACGGCCCTTTGATGTGGTAGGTAATATAACCACCGTTAGGCCCTTCACCAAAGTTTACTGGAAACAGATTGCAAATATGTTCAAACTCTTTACCGATGCGCTTGTAGCGAGGAATAAACTCTTTATTATTGCGTAGAGGCTCATTGAGTAGCAAAGTATAGCCAATGTATCGCAACTCATGCCATCGAAACGCATTGTTGTGCATACCTGGTAGTTGTGTAGTTACAGCAACATAATCTCCTTCAGCTATGTTGCGTGATTCTTGCCATCCATCTGGCGTAAGAATTGGATGGTTTTTTGTCAGTGATAGTGTGTTACCTAGCTTTGTAGTAATGTGGTAGACTACAGCATCCTTATCTCGAACTGCACGCGCCCTACGTAAAACCAAGTTCCTTTCATTATCCATACAATAGGTAATAAACGAAGAGAGCTTTGCAAGTGATCCTACAGAAACATATCCGTTATTTGTGTATACACGAGCAGTAGCAAGTTCACACTTACCAATAGCCCGTCCACCAACTAATGAAATAAACGGCGTTTTATCTGTAAGTATCTGTTTTTGATAATCACGATAATTCCATCGCTGCTTAGGCCAAAGAGCTTTATTTGATTCTCCATCCGCAGTATTACGTAGAAACTCAGTTAGCCACACTTCATCTTCCATAATTTCAAGTAACTCTACGTCATACTGATCTAACTTTTTCCTAATAGGCATAGCAATTCCTTGTTATTTATATCTGCTCATCGTTTACCATCTCATCACGAATAATAACATCTTGCTCAATATCATCAAATCCATATGTTGTGGGATCAAGAGATGGATCACTTTCTGCGTTGTATTGTCTACGCTGTATAATTTCGATTGGGTACTTTTTTCTCCACCCCGCGTCTCGCACATCGTAAAATACATCACGCTCTTTACGCTCTACATGGGTAAGTTTATTGCATTGCGGGCATTGAAAGCTACATGCGTAGTGCGTAGTATCGTACACACCACTTACCCTACCGACCATAATTTGGCATTTCTTACAGTAAACTTTAAGTAACCTTGTCTCAAGAAACTCATTTGCAGTTGTCTTTAACCAAGCAATATACTCAACTACAGACTGTTCATTTTCAGCCTTACGAGCCTTACGATCAATGCCCAGTTGACGCTCAATTGCAAGATTTGTTTGTGTAAGATCTCGAATAGAGTCATTGATTTTCTTAATGTCTGGAGCATTGTCTATTACGTTGTCTAGTGTCAGTTCTAACAACTTAGCCTGCAACGCACGAATAGCAAGCGCATTCATAATCATCGTGTCTAAGTTTGCTTTATCGTTTGGGCTAGTAAGATCGTCAATTTCATACGAGCTTCGATACTCTTCAATAATTTGCTCTTTAGTAGCTCGCTGAAATGACTCAAGATCAAGACTAATGTTTTTTTCTACTTCTTGTACGCTACCCTGTACACTACTCTGCGTAGCAGGAGTTTGATCTTCTCGTATCTTCCTTCCTCGTTTCATAGCTAGTCCTTTATAGTAAAAAAAAATACCCTCCTGTATTAGAAGAGGGTATTTTTTATAGAAACACGCACAAAGTATACTAAAAGTTTATTCAAACTACGTATACATTACATATAAACTATACATAAACTACGTACAAACTACTCTTCATCACGCTCAATGTAATCTACAAGCCCTGCCTCACGAACTGCTTTACGCTTCTTACTCTCACGCCAAAGGCTATAACATACGCCAGCACGTTGCGAGTTGTCAGGGAAATCTTTTACTGCGGTGTCATTAGACATACAACGTGAGATGAAAGCCTGTTCAGCTTCTCGTGGTTTTGGTTTTGGAAGTGGTATAGTAACCTCCTAGTTTTGTGTTGAACAGATACCAATACATTCTGTTTCTACTTCTTTTGTGTTATCATAATAACTTGATAATTCTCCGCGCTCAATTCTACCTCGAAACTCCTCTAACGTCTCATCTTTAAAGATATGTACATCTTTGCCTAGATATTCGCGAACTTCTTTTTCTACTCTCTCTCTCTCCAGATATACTTCTGGTAATTTCTCATATAGCATCTTCCATTGCCTTTTGCCTGCGCGAACACATCCCCCTGAGCAATTATTATGGCTAAATCCTAAGCTATAAAGTAATGGTTCTTTTATTTGAGCTTGTTCAAGAAAACTGTCTATCTGCTCTTTTGTTACATTGTTATCAATTAGAGGAAATACTAGCTTTGCTACTTTCTTTTTTTGCAATGCTATGCTAGCATAAACTGCTTTAATTCTTACTGCTCTATGTGGCTCGTCAGCACCAATACCAAATACAAGTGTATCTCCATCTTTATAGTATTTTTGTAATCGTTCTGCCTTAAGAACTCTTGAGCAAAACGGCATACGATTATTTGCTAAAGCACTAAGGTCATAAAACAAATCTTCTGGACTTCTACCATCAGCATCAGTAGTTATAGGATGCTGAAAGTATACCGACAAATCATCAAGAAAGCGATAAAGATCTTTATGCTCCCATTTAGTATCATTAAAGTAAAGAATAACTTTTTCTTTAGGATAGTTTTTCAATGCCCAATCAGCACACCAAGCAGATGCTTTACCACCGCTTATTGCTACAATTACACTCATAGAGTAACCTCTTAATCTACAAACACAGTATTCTGCTGGCGGTTTACTCGTATAAATTGTGCGCGGGTATGTATTTCAGGAATAGTACGAGCACCAAGATACGACATCCCACTACGTAACCCACCAAAGATGTCTAATACTGTTTCTAATACCTTACCTCGGTTTGGTATTGTTACCTCCCGCCCTTCAGATGTTCGATAGCCTTCCATATTGCCATAGTTAGTAACCATAGCCTGCTTGCTCGAAGA